TGCTCCAGTGTCTCCAGTTGCTCCAGTGTCTCCAGTTGCTCCAGTGGAACCAGTTGATCCAGTCGATCCAGTCGATCCAGTGGCTCCAGTAGCACCGGTTGTTCCAGTGGCTCCTGTTTCTCCAGTGGCACCAGTTGATCCTGTTTCTCCAGTGGCTCCAGTTGATCCAGTCGATCCAGTGGCTCCTGTCGCACCAGTCGATCCAGTTGCTCCAGTTGATCCGGTAGCACCGGTAGCACCAGTTGCTCCAGTTGTTCCAGTTGCTCCAGTGGCTCCAGTAGCACCGGTTGTTCCAGTGGCTCCTGTTTCTCCAGTGGCACCAGTTGGTCCAGTGTCTCCAGTTGCTCCAGTGGAACCAGTTGATCCAGTCGATCCAGTCGATCCAGTGGCTCCTGTCGCACCAGTTGATCCGGTGGCTCCAGTCGATCCAGTGGCTCCTGTCGCACCAGTTGATCCGGTGGCTCCAGTTGCTCCAGTTGTTCCAGTTGTTCCAGTTGTTCCAGTTGTTCCAGTTGATCCGGTAGCACCGGTTGTTCCAGTGGCTCCTGTCGCACCAGTTGATCCGGTGGCTCCAGTCGATCCAGTTGCTCCAGTTGATCCGGTGGCTCCAGTGGCACCAGTTGATCCAGTTGATCCAGTTGCTCCAGTTGTTCCAGTTGATCCGATAGCACCAGTAGCACCGGTTGTTCCAGTGGCTCCGGTTGATCCAGTTGTCCCGGTTGGGCCGGTCGCACCAGTCGATCCAGTGGCTCCTGTCGCACCAGTTGATCCGGTGGCTCCAGTTGCTCCAGTTGTTCCAGTTGATCCGGTGGCTCCAGTGGCTCCGGTGGGTCCAGAAGATCCCGCTATAGAAATGGGATTTCCTAAGCCGTCATAAAATCCTCCTGTACCATCGGTTTGCAGAAGTCTTTGAAACGTGAAGGATATTTTTTCATTTGATAAATCAAAAGGACCCATGCTTCTTTTATTTTATCTCCAAGTTTTAGTTTCCTAAAATTGGGCCCTAACTGATTTTTTTGATTTGACCTGAACTTTTACTTTTTTCGCCCCTTCCACTTTACAGTGAGATTCCCAAGGAACGAAAAGTGTATCGTCTACGATCACTTCCAGTCTAATTCTTCCTCTTGCTCCCTCAGGAAGGTGTTTCATCTTTTTGAGAGGAACTAAACATCTACCGTCTTTATAAATTTTACCGTAAAAAACCAGATTAATGTCTGCTGTGTCAATAATTATTCTAGCTTGTGAAGAAGCTAGACTTGCTCCCTCTACTGTAACATTACATTCAAAAGTTTCCTCCTTGTCCCGGTAGAGTTTGTAAAAATCTAAATCCATTTCCTCTTCCTCGCTAAAAAATTCTTCCTGTGGCGTGGGTGGATCTTCTCTGTGGATCCTTTCCCTGATTTTCTTTTTCTTTCCCGTTTGTTCTGCAGAAGGAAAAGAAAACTCCTCTCTTGTTTCTTTTTGTTGTGTGAGTGGTTCCCTAAAATCCGGTGGGGGTTGTGGAGGAGTCCATTGCTGACCAGGATTAAGCATGTTCCTTAAAGCATCTCTAAAATCTTGCTGGTAATTACTAAAAATAGATTCGTTTAGTGGTTTCATTTGATTGGGGATCGAATTGCTTTCCGCCACTTCTCTTGTTTCGTTTTTTTCTGTTTTCGGAATTTCCGATTCTGTTCTCCAAGACAAAAAGCTCTTCATTTTCTGATATTTTTTACCCTCACCTCAACTTTTTGGCCAAAAGCTTCAAAAGTTTTTTTTATGTGATGCACCTTAATTTTTTTTTCTACTCTATTTATCTGCTTTTGATTAGAAACCGTTATTCCGTTAACCTTTGCAACTATTCTGAGGAATTCATCAGAGACTTTTTTTTCCACGCGTTCCTCCCTGAGTTTATCTAAAACAGATTTCCAAGGATTTTCTGGATCTAAAAGCATCCCACCCCCTCCTCCGCCAGCGGTGGCAACCTGAATAACTATTGCCACGTCACTCCAGACATAATCTGATGTGCTCCATACAAGCCCATCATTATTCCATAAAAAATAAACTTTTTCTCCGGACATCTTTTATATATCCAAGAGATAGAGGGAGGATTACCTATTAGTCATTCCCTGAAGGGTAAAGACCAAAGCTAATAGGCTAACCACTGGATCAATTACCAGGTTTCTTTCTGCTTGATATTTAGCAACTGTGATTATGATTCCGGGAATTAGACCAACAGATTCTGGCCTTTTCTCCTTGATCCATTTAATAAAATCGGATGAAAGGGTGTTCATAACTTCGTCCACTTTAGAGGAATACTGACCCACAACCAACTGATAATTTTTAACTGGATCCTGTTTAGAAAAAATCATTTCAAAGATTTCTTCGTGATCCCATAAGGTTTCATTAATTCTTTTTTCTGTTAAGTCTGTTACACCATCAATATTCCATCTTTGGATAGTGTTCAGAGCTGAACGCATATCAGGGAAATATTTTTTGGTAAAGAGCTCTAAATTTTTCTCGTCGTGGGTGATCTCCATTAATCCAAGGATCTTACTTATCCTCTCTTTCCATTGGGATTTTATTTCCTCTTCTTCCTCCTTACTGATTGGATCAAAATCATAAACTTCGAATCTGGATTTTATAGCATCTGGGATCTTGTTCAGATAATTACACGTAGCAATGAATCTAGTGCCTTTAGCAAACTTTTCGATTGTTCCCCTTAGTGCTTTATAGAATTGTTCAGAAGCCCCGTCAAACTCGTCTAAAACAACTATTTTGGTGGTGCTTACACCATCCATGATGGAAACTGTTGAACAAAAATCGTTGATCTTAGTCCTGATTGTTTCCACAGAGCTTTCGTCAGAAACATTAATGAAAAGATATGGATGATTTCTCATCAGTACTTTTGCCATGCTGGTCTTTCCACATCCCGGTGATCCGGCTAAAAGCACGTTCTGCTGTAGACCGTCGAGAAAAGAATTTTTGATCCTAGCCGGTAGGATCATGTGTTTAATTTCCTTAGGTCTTAATTTTTCTGTTAGAAGTTCCTGAATCATTTACATTTATCTTTTAAGTTGTCTGCCTCGTGTTTGTCGTCTCTGACTGAAATAAATCTTGGTAAAAAGAGTGACCAATTTCCAAATTTATCGTTGATGATAACATTATACTGGACTGCACATATTTTACCAATATGCGAGTCGGGTGTTTCACTAAGAGTTTTAAGATCTTCGTCAGTAAATCCCGATCCGATTTTAACATGGAGTGTTCCCGACGAATCCTTGCATATGAACCCACCTATGAGTCCTTCTCTTTTCCCCTCTCCTGGATACCATCCAGTTATTTCCAGATCACATTCATTAACTTCTTTTAGTTTGATCCAATTTTTAGACCTTTTACATTCGTAAACGTGATCCGGGTTTTTTAGAATTACACCTTCTCCTCCCCTTTCGATAATTTTTTTGTAATATGTGTAAATATCTTCTTTTTCTTTAGCAACAAAAGAATCTGCTAAGATTACATGGGAAGAAGTGTTTTTAGCGAAAACTCCTTCTAGAGTCCCCCTTCTGATACGAAACGGAATAATTCCCTTTCCTGTACGTAAAGAATCCCCGTCTTCGAGGTCAAAAACATTAAACATTAAGTCATCACCTATGGAATCAGAAGGTTTCCCCTTTAACATTTGATTTACTTTCCCGGAAACGCTCTTTCTATTTAGGTCCGTTAGTTCTCCGTCGAAAAACCAATCCCCCTTTAAGCCCGAACCTTTTAAAAGAGATAGAATTATGGAGCCGATGTTTTTCAAATAATTTGAGGGAATTTCGTTGAATGCTCTTGTATAAAACTTTATCTCCTCTCCGGATACGAACGCGATTATTCTTACCCCATCGTATTTTTCCTCGCATATTATCGATTCCCATTTATTTATTTCTGATTCGTCATCTTGGGCTAACATTAAGCTTGGATCTGGTATTACCGGTTTAGGAAAACACTTGTTTACTAGCTTTGCCCCGATTCCGATGTTTAATCTCTTGGTTAAAATCTTCCCTAGTATTTTTCTTTCTTCTATTGTGTAGGGTAGGCAATTAACCATTTCGAAAGCTTCCTCTCTAAATTTGTCATTTGGTGCTGGTGCGGCAAACAATCTGGTTGTTAAATCCTTAAATTTTTCGAACGGGTCACTATCAATTAAATATGGTTGTTCTTCTATGACCTCCAGCTTGTGAAGTTTTGTTGTTAAAAAGGGATCTAACGCAACTTTTAAAAAATACTCAAGAATGGGGGAATAGTTATTCTTAATTAATTCTTGTTTAATTTTTTGAGATCCCTCCCCTGTGGAAGATTCTATCTCTAATAATATCCGTAATTCTTGGTTCATGTGTTTAGATTTAACACAAATATAAAAAAAATTAGTAAAATCTAAAAAAATGATTCCCCTATTTTATGTACATAGGGATTGTATTTTTATGTTTCTTCTGGGGCTGGTTCTTCAGTAGCTCCAGATTCTTCTTCTGGTGGTGTTGCTTCTTCGCCTTCTCCTCCCTCTTCTCCTGCCTTGGGTGCTTCTCCTTCTTTTTTTTCTGCCCTTTCTTTATAAAGCTTATTTGTCATTTTATCCTCATAAGGAATTTCTAAAAATCTGTCTATCAAAAAGTCCTGGACAAAATATTGTATTTCTTCGTCTCCTGAAGGCTCCTTAATTTCTCCCATGGAATTAATGAAATCAATCTGCTTCAGGAGCTGTTGTATTTCTCTAGACTCACCAAATTGGTTATCACTTTCAAACTTTACTCCTATCTGGCTTCTAAACTCAGCATCATTTCTTAAAAATGGGTAATCTAAACACATCTGGATCCAGAGAGGCTTTGTAACTATTTCTTGAAAAATTGATCTTAGCCTTGTTACAAATTTAGAAAATCTTACTTCGTCTCTTTCTGCCCCTTCAGAGGCGAGTTTATAACTGTTCCCGTTAGCGGCACCAAATCTAGCAGAGAATCTGTTATAAGGGATTTTTGAATCCATTCTAAGTTTATTATAAAAATAAACCACAGAATCCATGATGTTTAGGTTCGGTCCCTGTGCGTTTAGTGTTTCAACTTTAACCGATTCTCCTCCTTGTTGCGGGAATAAATAGTTTTTGTAAAACTGAACGTCGGGCCTACCATTAATAGCTAGCTCCCCTGATGTTGTATCTAGTTTTATGTCTTCTTTATAAATCGACATAAGTTCCCCTAGAGTTTCTTTTGCTTTTTGTGGAGATTTAGTTCCGATAGGAACCGTCATCTTAATTCTGTATTGAGCATTCATAACATTCCAAATAATTCTGGAATGTTCCATAATTTTTAAAAGGTTGTATGAGCGAATAAGTCTTTCACAATAAGAGGTTCTTGAAACAGTATTTCCTTTTGCGTAAGAGATATAAATCACCTGTGCATCTAAAAGCTTTCTCTGTCTTGTTGTTTCTCCGTAATACTGCCACCAGATTGTTTCCATTGTTCCATCTGGTCTTTTCTCCACTGCAGGGGATAAACTGATAGCATCTAATTCTTTAAACCCAACAATGTCTTTTCCGTCGTTGGAATAAATGATCTCCAAAGCTAAAAATCCATCAACAAGAAACTGCCTGAAATAATGCCATCCTGAAAGACCGTTTGTAAAGTTGTGTAAAACGTACAGTTTCCTGAAATTTTTTCTGAGAGATTCAATAACTTCATCCTTTAAATCCATATTTACCATAGTAGGATGACAAAAAAAGTTTTTCTCATCATATACTATAGCTTCGTCACAAATAGTGTCTAGGATGTATTCGATTTCAGCATTAAGAGCAAATTTTCTTATAAAATCTCTTTTGAAAGGATAATCCTTATCAAAATATGCAATATATTTTCTGATTGATGTGTCCTGTGCAGCTATTGAGTAAATAAAATCTTCGTCATCTTCAGAGAATCCAAATCTTTCTCTAAGATTAGCTTCTGAAATACCTACTGCCATTGAATCTTTTATAACAAGATCGTTATAATCCATTCCAAATGTTCCTAAGCCACTAAGAGTTTTAAATATCCTAGCGAAATTAGGATTAAAATTTTGTAAGTTGTCTAAAAATCCTGACATCAGTTTTATAAGTTAAATTCTTCACCTTCTTTTTTTTCTCCCTCTTTTCCTTCTTTTCCTTCTTCTTCCTCTTTCTTCTTTGCTAACTTTTTCTTTAGATCGTCGTTTTGTAAAAGATCTTGTGAAGTCATCCCTGAATATCTATTAACTAAATAATCTATATTGAAGTATGGTTTTCCTTCTGAGTTTTTTAATCCATACATTTTTATTAATTGTTCCTTTCTAGAGGTCATCAATTCAATTTCTTTAGCCATTGTGAAATAGTTCTCTTTCACGTAATCTAGGCCAAATTCGGACTTTAAAAGATAGTCATTTTTTCTTTGTGGAAAATCTAGACAAAATTGAATCCAAAGGGGTTTAGTAAGGATCTCCTGGTAGATTGATCTTAATCTGTTAATGAATTTACCAAATCTTATCTCTTCCTGGTCTAATCCTTCTGCATTAAATGTGATAGTTCCTTCTGAACCGGATTCTTCCCTACCAAATCTGGTTGCTGGAATTTTTGAATCCATTCTAAGTTTGTTTGCAAAATATTGCAAAGCATTGGTATCTGAAAAAGCTGTTGCATCTCCTGCGTTTGCAAGAGGTTGTATATCAGGAGTTCCGTTGGGGGAGGAAGGCATAAGATAGTTCTTAAAGAATTGTATCTTTGGTCTTCCGTCTATGCTTAGTTCTCCACTATCAGTATTAAGTCTTATATCCTCTTTATATATTGACATAAGTTCTCCTAAAGTTTGCTTAGCCTTCTGTGGAGATTTTGTTCCTATAGGAACACTCATTGTCATCCTATAAGAAGAATTCATGACATTCCAAATAATTCTAGTATGCTCCATAATTCTTAAAAGATTGAATGATCTAACCAATCTTTCAGAATAACTGATCCTTGCAGAAGTTCCTCCTCCTTTAGCATAAGAAATATAGATAATCTGGGAGTCGTAAAGTTTTCTAGTTAAAGATGGATTATCTGGATATTGGATCCAAACATCTACGAAGGATCCGTCCATCTGCTTTTCTATCGTTGGTATCAGTGAGGCAGGATCTAGTTCTTTAAAACCTATAATTTCTTTCCCTTTCGGATCAAATATTATCTCAAATGAAATAATACCATCTACCAAGAATTTTCTAAACATGTGCCACGCAAGAATATCCTGATTAAATCCAAAAAGATTGTAGATCTGTTTATACCTCTTTTGTACCTTTTTTACTATATCCTCTTCAGCATCGTTGTGTTGCATAAAAGAAAAATATGCCCAAAAGTTTTTCTCGTCATAAACTATCGCTTCGTCACAAAGAGTGTCTAGAATAAATTCTATTTCGGGATTTTGTGAAAATCCCCTTAGATAGTGTCTCCTGTTTTTGTAGTCCCTGTCAAAATAAGCAATATATTGTTTAGTGACCGAGTCTGCTCTTTTTAATCCTGCTAAAAAGGCTTCGTCTTTAATTCCTCCTTTTTTAAGAAACTCGGCTTCTGTAACACCTACAGCCTGTGAGTTTTTAATAACTAAATCCCCGTAGGCCATCCCGAAAGCACCAACCTTCTTGACGCTGTCGACGATTGAATTTAAAAAAGTTTTTTTTCCGTCTGTAAAACCGGCCATTATCTATTGAACATTTTTCTTATATATCTCTTCTATCGGGGTCCCTTCAATTGAACGTGTATAAAGATATACTATCTTAGTCCAATCTTTGTAAGGAATTTCTCTTAGATCCCTAACTTTTTTCAAGTCCCAGCTTCTATAGGAGTTTTTAAAAGGTATTCCATTTAAAATTAAATCCAGTGTTTTGAAATCTGTTTTTAATTGTATCTGGTCTCTCATTTCTCCTCTTTCCTGTAGTTCGGTGTTTTTCCTTATCTGAGATTCATAAACACTGGTAATTCTATTGAAAAGGGGTAACCTTATTGTGGGAGGAACAAGGATAAGATCTATTCCATAAAATAAATCTTTTTCACCCTTAGTCTCAAATCCACTAAAGAAAATTACCGGTCTCTTATTAATGAATTTTTTCGGCTTTTCTAATCTGTCTAAATACTCAAAAGTGTAAATTTTTCCTGCAAGAAGGTCTTTAGGATTTAGTGATGAAGGTTTATTTAAAAAATTCTTTGTCCAGTATAAAAAGGCCTCTTCTGCTAATGATCCTTTTCCTACTAGATCTAACTTGTAATCTTCAAACTGTTGGTTAAATGATTTCATCTCAGTATAAAGCTTTCGTCTATTGCACCAAATTTGTATCCTCTTGTTTCGGCAAACCTCGTTGCTGCTTCAAACTTTGCTCTATTGGTTATCCAAACTTTAAGCCTATCGTTATATGATTTTACCTTTTTTTCTGTAATCTTACCTTCTAACACAGGTTTTTTATCTAGCTTATATTGATTTTGTGGTTTGATGTCAATAATCCATTCTTCCATTATCCCTTTGGAATTTATGACTTTTATGTAGTAGTCTGGATAGTAGTTATGCTCTTTTTTGTCTATGGGACTCCAATACCTAATAACCAGCGGTTCAGAACTCCACTTTAATACATTGTGATTCAGATCACAATATTGGCTAAATTTTCTTTCCCACGAGCTTCGATAAATAATATTGTTTATGTCACCAATGTATTTTTCCGGATTCTGTGGGGTGTATTTTCCGGACTTGAATCTACCAGAGGGCTTGAGCTTTTTTATATCCATATTCTTTAGATGTTGTAATAGGAGTTTTCCTCCTTAACAATCCTAGAAAACGGAATGGTTTTTATTGATTTGGGTGGATGGATTTTCTTCCATCCTTTTTTCATTCCATTATGTGCTATTTGTGAAATGAATGCAAAGGGATTATCAGATTTCTCTGGGTCGTATCTGTTCCAATATTTAACCAGATCTTCCATACCAGAAGCTATACAATCTTCTCGGTCTTCTGGATCTCTGTAAGAATGTGTCTTTGACATCCCGTTTACTATAAGAGAAAACATATCTATAGTTTCTCTTGTTAGTTCCCCGTTGTGCTTACTTTCTAGAAGTGCTCTTTTGAGTTCTTTGTTTTTTACGTAAATCATTCGCTAGGAAAATTATTTTGGAGCTTTTTAATTTGTTGCTCGATTGTTACCCTCAATTGTTCCAAATTTTCCTTAGATTTTTCAATTACTTCTATTCCAATTTTACCGTTTTCTTCGCTGGAAGTTTCCAATTCTTTTAATTTACTCAAAACCTGAACTAGATCAGATAAAACAAAATTGAGTCTGTTACCAATTCCTTCATCAGAATCGGTAACAGACTCTACAATTTTATTACTTTTTACTTTTTTTTTGTCTTTGGTGCTGAAGAGAGTCCTGCTCTTTTCAAATCCTCAACAAATTTTTTACCGTTTTTCTTATGATTCCCTGGTGCTTCCTCTAGATTAGCATGAGCTTCATCTTCGATAAATTTTTTTGGATTAATGGATTTAGCTTTAGGAGCTTTTTCTGTGTGCGAATTAGCTTGTCCCTCTGCTAGATTCATATTCTTAAGATCTTCAATAAATTTAGCACTTCCTTTTACATTTGCTTGTGGTGCATCTGCTAGGTTTAGGTTTTCCAGATCTTCAATAAATTTTTTGCTCGATCCTGATTTTTTAGAGGGTGCGCTTGCTAAATGACTATCAGAAGATTTACCTCCTTTTAAGGATTTTCCACTTTCTGGAGCTTCAACCAAACCAGCGTTTTTTTCATTTTCAACAAATTTTCCTGCAGAACTTGCTGATTTACCTGGCGCTTTAGATAGATGTTTTTTGACAGAATTCATAAAAGCAGCATCATATTTAGCAGAAGGTGATTCTTTATCGGGAGCATGTGCTAAACCTGCATCAGTAGATTCATTGAAACCTGGATCAGATTCCATCTCAAGATCTAATGTTGGAGCGGTAATATCAATGTTTCCTACCTCGTCTTCGATGTTTTCAACATCAGAGAAGAAATATTCTCCAGTTTTACCTTCACCAAACATAATAGTGTATGTTTTAGAATTTCCATCTACTCCAATAACTTTACCTTTTTGTCCGTTTCTTTTAATCCTAACAGGGGTGTCAATAGAATATCCCATTTCTTCGTTTACGTCTCCAGAAACAGATTTTGCATTTTTTTCTAAGTTGTTAATCTCTTGATTAACTATGTTCCATCTATTCTTAAGGTCTGAAATTTCTTTTTCGATACCTTCTTCGATCTGAATTAATTCTTGAGAATCTGAAATTCTTGGATTTTGAGACTTAGCAAATTTAATTTTGTTACTTTCGTTTTCTAGAATTTGTATGTTCTTGGCAATTTCTTTCTTATCATTTTTCATGATGCTAAGAATTGCCTGCTCTCCTTCTAAGAATTCTGTTAGAGATTCTGAGATGTCATATTTGATAAAATCCTTGATGATGCTCACTGCCTGTGTTGCATTGGCTTCGTAAACCTTGTTGAGTTTCATCATAGGGTTTACTGTGTGAACGTATATTTTCTTTCCTAATTTAAAAATATTTGCTTCTACACCTTCATAGATTTTAGATTTAATTTTCTTTCCGAAATCAATATCTGCTATTTCTTCTGAAGTGCTAGACACAAACAAAGCTTTAGAAATTTTCAATGATGAGTTTTCTAATAAGGTGTTTGTTGTTACACTAAGAAGTACAGGAAGTTCATTCTCGTTGATTTTTTTTCCGTTGAAATAAACTCTCTTTAGGTCATTTTCGTAAACAAATTCAACTTTATTGTTTCCAACATTCAAAGAAACTTTGTTGTTTGATATCTTAACGTCTCTGTCTTCTAGAATACCAGCTTTATTTACAAAATCTGGAGAGAGATCAGAAGGATTCACTTCTGTTAATGAAGTTTTGTCTTCATTTACAGAAAAGAATTTTCCGTTAGCATAAAATACTGATCCATTTTCTAGTACTTGGACTGGAGAATAAACGGAGGTAACCTCGCAAACTTCGTTATCGTAACCAACGTGGAATTTTGTTCCGTTTTGGTTTTCGTAAAGAGAGAGGAAGCTAACTAAATTTCTTACTTGTGGGTTAAATCCAAATCTTTTTAATCCGTGGATAAGAGTTTCTGTAGATCTGTTTTCTGAAATTAGCCACGATTTCATTTGTGAAGTTGCATCAGAAAAAAGATCTCTTCCTGAAGTGCTTCTAATTGATTCGTAAGCTTTAACCACTTCAATTTCCCTTCTTCTGTTTTCTAAAATCGTATTCATGTTTTCTAAAACGGAAGCTACTGAAGATTCCCAAACAAAACCTTTAAGTTCATTAATAAATCCTTCTATTACGAAAGCTTCAGAAATGTTTTTAGAAACAAGTAAAAATTCATATTTTTCTAAAAGAATTTTTCCTGCTGGTAGTTCAGCAAAAGAAGAATTTTTAAGAGCAGAAATTGTATTTAAAACACCAAAAGAAAAAGAAGTTTTCCCTTTTTGTGTATATTCTTGCTCCGTTTTAGATTCGTTTATTCCCTGTGCTGTAGCTCCGTTAAGATAAGACGATCCTACCGTTGGATTAGAAGAATCTACTCCACCCCAATTATTCAGGGATTCTGCAATTCTTTTTGAAGCTTCCATTTGGATTTTATTGATGTCATTATTCATGTTTTGTTCCATCTTTGTGCTTTTTGTTATATATATCTTTTTTTGTAGGATTTCTCTTAAGTAATCCTTTGTATTTTACCAGGTATCGTTACTCCAGGCAACACGCTTCCAAATATTATTCACTCCGTTATAATTTTGTGTGCAGTAGTAAATAAACGACGAAGAAAAATAAAGGTCTCCTGTTATATCCCCTGTTGCTCCTATACTAGTAGAAGGCTCAGAAGTTAATCTTCCTCCACCTCCTGTTGGTCCGGTAATTCCCTGTGGTCCCGTAGTTCCAGTGGCTCCTTGTGGACCGGTAGATCCTGTAGCTCCTGAGCCTGTTCCCCCCGTATTTATGGTATTATAAGGGAAGAGTGCTGCATTACCGTTGTTGATACCAACTAAGCTGTCCCCTGGACCAAACCCCGTCGCTGCGGGTAAAGATGCTAATGAAATTGTTTTATTTGCCATTTAAGCTATTTATTTAAAGAGTTATAAATTCCGCGTCCTGTGTGACTAAGATATTACCATTTTGATCAGTGAGATAATTAGTGATTTAGCTCGATACCAATCCCTCTCCTATGATAACCTCGATATTTACCCTGGCAGAGTGTGGATTATAAAGAAGCATGCCTCCCTGTTCAAAATAGGGTGATTCTATATCACTCCCATTAGGATCTAAATCCCATCCGCCAAAAATATAGTTACTATTACCTGTAAGAATCATCAAATTTGCTATAGGTAGATAATTGCCTTGATAAATTACATTAATAAATCTACTTGCTACTGGTAGGGTAGAAGGATATGTGGCTTTTATTAAGATAAAATCGACATTATCTATTCCTTCTGCACTAAGAACTAAAGATGAATTTGGGTATACACACCCATTAAAAGAGGAAAAATTATTCAGTATTATGTCAGTATCACAAAAGCTAAATTCACGAACAATGGTAGTTCCTTTCACTACCTGTAAATTGCATCTTTGGAATAAAGATCCTTCAAATTGTATTGCATCACATACTAGAGGTGGTGTAGCCATTAGTTCATTATTAATATTTCAACCTCTACCGGGTACGTTTCATTTGGATTATTAAATAAAATCCCGCCGAATGTGAAATCCGGAGAAGAAATTGGCGGAAAAATATTAGGTGAAAATCCAGGTACCGGTGGGTTATTTGAGTAATAACTCAAGTCCCATCCTTGCCATGGAATAGAGGGTTGTGTTCTTCCTGTTAAAACCATTAAAGAATTAATAGGATAAATTTGTCCTTTGTATTCCCATGTTAAATATCTGTCTTCAGAGGGATGTTTTTTGTCATATTTAACCTTAACAGCTATTAATTGTACTTCCCCTTGTTCCTGTCCTATCTCTGGTGCAGTTAAGGTATAATTAGCTCCTGGTTGTAGTATAAAATTTCTTTTAGAAGATCCTCCACACCCTCCTAATTCTCCGCTTCCTAAGGATGGCAGATTAAAATCACACAATGATACACTAGACAAAACATTTACACCTTCTTTAATGTCCAAATTACAAGATTGAAACACCACCCTTTTATAGGTTTCTGGATTACAGTTTAAATGTTTTATGTAAACTGGGTCTGTTGTATTAATTTGTCCAATCATTTGAAGGCGTGTTATATTTATACCCTTTGAATCCTGGGGTATTTTCTCTGATGTATCTAGAATATTTATCTAAATCTTCCGCTGTATTTGCTCCGGTATCTTTTAATTTTTTTTGTGATTGTGGTATTTCTTTATTTTCTGTTTCTTCTTCCTGTTTAATCTCTTCTTTTTGCACTTCTGCCTCGGTTGGAAAAATCTTTTCTATTTCTATTTTCTTTATCTGTCCGCTTTCGAATCTTATCTCTCTTGTTTTTGATTCTTGTGTAGGCGAGTTGTTCTCCTTTTCATGTTTATCCTCTAGAATTATATCTTCCGTTTCTTGTGATTCCCCGACAACATCATTGTTTTCCTCTTCTACTTCTACTTCTTGTTCTGGTATAACTCGAGGTTCTACTACTGGATCTGGCTCTGGTTCTGTGTTCTTTTCTGTCTTTTCTTCTTTAGATTTTTCAAAAGCAAAATTGGCTGCTATTACCAAGGCTATAGCTAAGGGATCAAACACAAGCATTAGCACTAAAATGTACCAGTTAACCACCACTTCTAAAGGCTTTCCTGTTAGACCTGCAATATATTTTAGCGGTCCAATTTCTTTTGCTATATCTTCGTTGGAACTAATCTCGAGTTTTCCTATTTCTATACTAGATATTTTTTTGTTCTTAGATGAAATAGAATCGTTTATAACCTGAATTTCGCCGTCTATTCTTTTAATCTCTGCTTCCACCTCTTTTATTTGTTGTCTAAGAGAAGATGTTGATCTATTTTGATTAATTAGAACATCTTGGGAAGACTGTAAACTAGATCTGATAGTTGTTAATTGAGTAACTCTATTATTTTTTTGATCTAATTGTGCCTGATATGTTTTTATTTCGCTCTCTACGACACTTTTTTCTTGATCCAATAGGGTAACAACCTGTCCCTGATTTTGTAGCTTAAAAGCTGTTTCTTGGTAAGCAGACGAGAGGAATCCGTAGATCCCTGCAGAGGTGACTCCTATCAATACTAACGTAGCTATTAGGAGGTATGTTTTCAGTAAGACGTTAAGGCTTTTCCAGTATTGATAAAGAAGAGAAGCAGTAACTAATTTTGCAAATTCTAAGCTTCCTGCCAGTATCATTACTTCTAATGAGGCACCAGCAAACATTTTTCCTAGTCCATAAACGGAATAGAAAGCAGCGGACCCTGAAACAGAAAAAGCAGAAAGTGTAATTAACCAAGGAAATAACTTTTTTCGCATATTAACTATATATCCACAAAAAAAGCCAGATATATTATCTGGCTTTTTAGATTAAAAATTGTGTATTAAATTGTTTCAATACCTTGAGCAGCAGCCGCAAGTTCTTTTTCTAGGTTATTCTTTCTTATGTTGTCCTGCTGTACAAGAATCAATGACTCTTCAAAAGTTTTCCAAAGAGAGATAAATTGATCTATCTCTTTAGATCCTGTACCTTCCCACCTCATTAAAAAATAATGGGAAGCTTCGATTTCTAAATTGGTAAAATAACAAACCCCATCTTTGATACCTTCTTTCTTAACAGTTTCAATTCTTTTTAGAATTTCTTTAACCCCAAGAGATTCTTTTGACCTCCATGATACTTTTTCATTCATGAATTTTTCAAAAGATTTTAAGGTGATAGAATCCATAGAAACGGCATATTCTTTTCCGTTTAATTCTGCAATAACCTCGTCCAGTTCTTTGGTCAGTTGATCAATTTTTTCTTGATCTATTTTTTGGAAAACCTGTTCAATTTTTTTATCGTTAGCAAGTTCTTCTGCTGTAAGATTTTCTTGTGGCATATTTTTTATTTTTATTTTTATAGGTGTTTGTCAGTGTGAAGTTTCTTAAATTCCATAAATTTCTTTGAATTGAGCTAATAATTCTAAAAACTTTTTGAGGTATTCCTTCATCTCCCAGTCATGAACAATAAAGGTCTGAAGTTGATCTGTGTTCTCGTTAGATATTCTAATCCTGCCCATCTTAGGAATTTTACCGTATTTTTCAGCACACATAAACATATAAGCAACAATTTGTAGCTTATAAGCTAGAATATCATCTTCATCTTTAGCAAACGTAGCAGATTTAAAATCATCTACTATAAGGTTTTCTTCCATGTCCAGATAAACAAAATCCGTAGTTCCTGCCCATCCCCCTTTGAACGCGGTGAAAAGGAAAACCTCATTATCGACTATTTCTGAGATATTTTCCCAGAATTTGTCGTGATAAAAATTCCAAAATAGGTTTCTGCCTCTTTCAACTATCTTTGCATATTTACCGTCTTCTTTTCTGGATTCCTCTATAGCAAATATCTGTGCTTTCTTAAGAGACCTTTCAACATCTCTTTCTTTAGCCCATTCCATTAGGAATATTTCTAGCATCTTGTGCAGGATGTTACCTCTTTCTGAAGCATCCGACATTATCTTATTCCACTTTTGCTCCCCAAATTCTTCCTTTAGCTTTTCATACTTTTCTATTTTTACTAATTTAAGTATGGTGGTAACGGAAGGCAAAATTAAAGGAGCCTCGTCGACCCCTTTAACAATATATGCTCTTCCCCAAGGATAATTTTCTCTGGAGATCTCTACCTCATTGGATTTTAATGAACTCATAAACAATTATTATTTTATCCAATATCCATTGCATCCATCCGAATCTTTTTTGAGACCATATAATAATCATTAGTAAAAATAATCTTGAAATAACCCAAAAGAAAGAAAGTGTTTGGAAATATGGACTATATACTATCAGCCAAGAAACTGTGCCTTCGATAGGAGTGATTTTTGGAATTATAATCTCTTGCAGACCCAAATTAGTCAGATATTCATTAAGAGGACGAGATTCTTCTAAAACATATGCAGGTCTAATCTCTGAAGGTGTATCGGGAGAATATAACACTTCTGGAGGAAGATTAATAACTGTGTATATTCTTCCCAGCCAATCCACTCTTAGGTTATATTTTTCCCATTCTATAGTTCCACTATTTTTCTTTATAATTTTCTTTATAAAAAAATAGTTATTGATGTCATTTATGACTTTTTTAAAAGGATACCACATAATCAATCGTTAAAATTAAGTTTAATACCAGGAAACATTTCTCTGACCCTGAGTCTAGCTCTTCTGATTCTCGTAGCAATAGCTCTTTTTTTCATACCATGTTTTTCGGCTATTTCCTGATATTTCATTCTTAGAATCTCCCGATCAAAAAGAATCTCTTTATAAATTTCAGGAAGATCTTTCATCTTTTCTATCACCGAACTATAAAGAGTTTCCATTTCTTTTTCTTCTGAGTCAAAACCATTGTAAAAATTTTCTTCTTCAAATTTATTCAATGTGCTCATCGGTGAAGAATCATCTCCGTCGTCGTTGTTATTCTTTACCGTTTCCTGTATTAATGGAAGATATCGATCCTCGTTCTTTTTTATCACAAGGGATTCATTTCTTGCTATATTATAAACCCAAGTGGAAAAATTTCCCCGATCTGGATCATATTGGGAAATTTTCGTCCAAATTTTCGCCATTGTGTTGGAAACTGCATCCTCTGCTGCCTCCTGTTCTATGAGAATTGACTTACAATGATTTACAAGTCCTGGTTTAATTCTCTTATAGAGCTCTACAAAATCTTTTTCTGATGTTGTTTTCATAAAGCTTTCTGCCAATTCCTGAATGTTTTTTGCTGCCATTTTTTCCTGATAATTTTTTAGATTTTTATTTGTTTTATTTCTATGCCTGCCTGATCAAAAAGTTCAAAAGAATCTGTATTCCTATAAGTCTCCGAATATATTACTCTTTTTATTCCTGCCTGAATAATAAGTTTAGCACATTCGAAACACGGGGAAAGAGTCACGTAGAGAGTGCTTCCTTCTGCGCTATTTGTACTTTTTGAAAGCTTTGTTATAGCATTTGCTTCAGCGTGTAAAACAGTCGGTAAAGTCTGGTTTTCACAATCCTCACAAATGTTTGGGAATCCCGTAGGAGTTCCGTTGTAGCCATCTGAGATTATAGTACGATTCTTGACTATAATACAACCCACTTGACTTCTTTTACAATAGGAATTTTCTGCCCATATTTGAGCCATCCTAAGGTAAAGTTTGTCTAGTTTTTCTTGTTTATCCTCCTGTGTTTTCTCCACTTGGGTCATTTTTAACCTCTGCTACTTCAATTTTAAATTTTTCAACAAGGTGAAAAACGTCTTTAAGTGGTAATGCTCCAAGTAAATTGAGGACTGAGTTAATTTCCTCTTCTGTGAACTCTTTTTTGTCTGTTTCGTTTAGCTTAGACAGACACTCACCATACTTCATATAGTTAATGAGAAAATTAGAAATTGATTCTCTCAATTCCTGTGTCATCTGATAATTTTTTTCCATAATAATTCAAATTTACGCAAATTTAATAAAATTTCTGCAGGAAATAAACATTTAAAGCATCAAAAATTTTTGGTAGTTGGGGTAACAATTAGGGGATTTTGTAAAGTGTCGTTTAATTGAGATAAAAGATTAACCATTTGGCTTAATTTTTCGCTAAAATCCCCCCCACCTTCTGTACTTGGTGTTTGTGGTTGTCCTCCTTGGACTTTACTTTCTTCTGTTATTGCCATAGCTTCCTCAACTGGAGATGCTTCATTTGGCTGTTCCTGTGACTTAGCCCCTGTAGACACTGGTGTTTCCGGAGAAGCCGGAGTTGCAGGTTTAGGTGATGAAGTCGGAAGAGGACTAGCCAATTTTTGTACTCCTTTTTCTTTTATACCCCCACCAGGGGAGATAGTTTCGCCCTTTTGTGAAATTTTTTCCGTAATTTTTGTTGTCTCTCCTGTGATCTCTGAAGCTTCTCCTTCTCCCCCCATTCCACCAAGCCCGGGAATCATAGACGAAACACCTGGACCGAAAAGAGATTCTAACATTTCACTATATCTTGAAAGTGCTGGACTTGAAGAAGCGGCGGATGCTGCACCACCTTCTGAACCTTCCGTTTTGCCTGCACCCATTCCCCCAAAAATACTTTCTATAGCTCCTTCTGCAGATTTTTTAGCTTCCTCTGAAACACCAGTTTTGGTTGTTCCTGTAATGGGTGTAGCCTGTTCTTGTGTTTTTGTTGTAGGTGGTGCTACTTCTGGGGTCACAAGTTTAGATTCCCCTGTTTTAGTTTCTGGTGTTCCTGGAGCAGCAGGGGAAGCAGCCTCCTGTGTGACAGGAGCGGTTTCTGTGGCTTTTGGTGTTTCGATTGGAGTAGAAGCGGGAGCAGCTGGTGTTCCACCTTCTGTCTTTTTTTCCTCCATTTTTTCCTCTAGCTTTTCCTCGCTTTTTGAGACTTCTGGTTTTTCCTGAGATTCAACTTTTTTTGGAGCCTCTTCTTTAGCAGCTTCTATTTTTTGCCCAGGTATTTTTTCTAAAAGTTTTCCGATATTTTCTTCAAATCTCTCAGCCATCGCGTTAACAGATCCGTTTTCTATCCCCTCTTCTTTTAAAGCTTTTGCTAAAGCAGAAATAATTGCATTGTTTTCCGGAGAAAAAATCTTAGATCTAGTCCTTTCGTCTATTGTAGAAAGATCTCTATTAAATAAGTCTATATTTTCTCTAAATGCCTTATAAAGATTTTCAAAAGAATTTTTTTCATCTTTAACTTTAGAATTAAATTCATCTCTGGCCGATGCAAATCCTTCCTTTCCTTCTATTTCTTTTGTCCCTATGAGGTCTATAATTTCGGTTACTGTTCCCGCCTTAAGGGCTTTAGCGTTAGTGACCTTTTGGCCTGCGGCTTCTTTGGCCATAGGAATAATATCCTTTGCCCCATCTAAAGCCTCACCAGATTCTATCGTTCTTGCTATTTGTCTGTAAAACGAAGTGGTGGGTGAATATGCAAATTCATAATACCAAGGTGTTTTGGCCGAGTCTGGATCCAGTTCCTCGAGTGATTTTTTGTAGTTTTCTCTAAAAAAATTCTTTGCTTCTTTAGTAACTTCCTCGCCAGACTTGACTTTTTTTAGTTCCTCCGTGTCAACACCGGTAGGATCCATCATGATTTTTTTGTTAATCTCCTCCCTATTAAAAGCTTCACCAGCTTTAAAAACAGGAGATTGATTTTGTTCCGGTAAATTAGACTCTTCTGCCAAAGTTTTTTCTTATATACCTGACTTTTTACTAGTATTACTTTTTGGGGTTAGTAAACGAGAAAGCTTCTTCCATATCACCTTGTGAGATTTTCTTGTTTTGAGCTTCGATTTTTTCGTTTAATTTATCTATAAATAATTGATACTCATAGAAAGGTAATTTTTCTAGAGTTTCTATAGACAGTTTATGTTCTTCCCAGAGCCTGAACTTAATATCAAAGTAGTTGGTCAATGATATTTGAAATAACGAAAAGGGATCTGTACCCTCCGGGAAAGGTAATAGAAGCTGTGACCTCCCCGCCACAGCTCTCACATTTTGAGTAAATTCTTGATTTTGTTGCAAACATAATCTGTTTGCTCATTTGATCTGCTATAGAAAACTGAAGAGGAGTCCATTCGGCGGAAGTTCTCTCGTAGGCATCATACACTTTTTCATCTAGGTCCCTCCAATCGGAAATGATAAAGGTGGAAACTTCAGCAAAACTCTTGTCGAATTTTTTACCTCTTCTTGTTTTTTCTAGTAATATTTTTCTGACCTTGGTGGTGACACCAACAGTAGGAATGAATAATCCCATCTCTGGACTTCCGTCTTTTGGTACGAAATTAAAGCAATACCTTTCTTTGTCGTATCTTTTAGTTATTTCCTGTCCTAAAACAAAGCTCTCTAAAATATTGGCTTTTAATTCTACCTGGTCTGGTAAATTGCAATTTTCTCCTTTACAGTTTTTAGAAAGCGGAAGTAGTATCCGATTTTCTCCCCTTAAAAAAGTGTAGTCACGTATTGACATGATAACGAAAAATCTATCTTCGTACCATAAATCATAATGGTCTAGCATTCCTCCGTTCCACCGTACCCTCATACATTTTTCTAAAATGTGATTGAGTTTTTCATCCAGATCTATTCTATCTGCTTCATCAACGGTAGAATAATGTCTAATCTCGGAAACGAGTGCTGGTCTTATCGCCATCTCGAATCCTTCTGGATAACCAAACCCCTTGGAAGGGAGAGTTTCTATTGGGATATTTTTCCACTCGGATTCCATACCCATTGGAACTCTTTTAACCTTTCCTAAGTTATTTAGTGGGATTTCTGGTTCTTTAATCGGAGGGGGATCTGTAACTTTTTGTTCCCTTCTTTTCTGTGCATTGGAATTTTCTTCTCCTATCCAATTAGGGATATTTACGTCTTCTACGTCTGGATCGTAACCGATTGTTGATTGAGCTTCTTTTTTTCTAAGCTCGTCTAGCATTTTTTTTTCTTCAGGACTCATATTATTCTTAGATAAGAAAAACTACAGAGTTTCTAAACCCTTGTATTATTTATTCTTATCTTGTTTTTTGGATAAAAAATATAACCCAAAAAAGGATGCCGACATGAAATAAAAGATGATATCTGTTATTAGATAAGATCCTGTCCATCTCGTTACCGCTGCAAATAGAAGATCGAATCCAAAAGGATTGAAAAACGTCGCTAAAATTAAATAGATTGAACTTTTTCGTTCTCTTATAACCTTTATCACAACTGTTGTCCATGTAATTTTTAGCTACGCGTTTTATAAATAAATCAGATTAAAAATAAAACGGAGACCTGGTTAGATCTCCGCTTATATATCATTTTTTGTTAGTTTTTCTATTAGTTAAAAATGTCTTCGAAATAATCTGCTCTGAAGGAAAGAGACACTTTAAATGGTGTTGTTCCGTTGGTGTAATCCAAATCCATAGATTTAATCTGATCAACAGGGAAGCAGTTAACTAGCTTAATTCTTCTGAAGACATCTCCTTGTTTATTAAAAATAGAAACCAAAATATAAGTGCCACCCGCATAAACTGATTTAATACCTGTGGCACCCGTTAGAGGATTGTAAACAAGATCTGACCACTGTCTAAGAGTTTTAAACACGTAGTTACTATTGTTGTCGTCTAGGTTGGTTTCAAATTCAACCCTAATTTTAACACCAGTATCGTCAACCACGCCTCCTGCGTATCTTCTACGAGCGAACTTATATCTTTGCTCCATGATCCCTGGGTTCTTATCTACCGCTAGTCCTGTTACTGAAAGAACGTTTTCTACGAGAAGAGTTCTTCCTGCGTTTCCTTGCGGATTTGAAACCGCTACAGGCGGTTGAATAAGTACCTCGAATTGGTTTAAATATACTGGTTCGTATAATTGAACTGCTGCTTTTGCTGAACTGAAATGTGGTAATCCTGCCATTTTTTATAAATTATATGAATACATCGTCAAAGTAATCTACTGCCCATTGTAAGGTCAATTTGTAGATCCCAGTTTGAGTGTAGTTCAAACCCATCTCCGTAATAGGGGTCATAGGGAAACAATCTCTGAGATTTATTCTTCTGTAAACATCTCCTTGTTTATTGAAAACGTTTATCAGAATATTTCCCGTGTAGTTTGTTTTTAATCCCATAGCTCCTGTTAACGGATTGTAAATTAAATCTGACCACTGTCTGAGAACTTTGAAAACGTACATGGAGTTATTGTCATCAAGGTTCACCTCGAATTCGATGTCAACATCCAGACCAGTTCTAGCCGGAGCTGCACCAGAGTAGTACCTCTTAGCAAATTTGAATTGCTGTGTGGTCTCCCCTGGGTTCTGATCCACCTGTAATCCAGAAACTCTTGTGACCTGTTCCAGGAGAATGTTTCCATTTCCTGGGTTCCCCTGTGGCGGTACCACCGCGGTAGGTGGAGTTATAGTCACTTCAAACTGGTTCAGATAAACTGGCTCGAATTTGTTTATCGAAGCTTTTGAACTAGTATAATGTGGTAATCCTGCCATGCTTTTATTTTATATATTTCTTCTTTTCAAAGACTCCTAAATCGATTAAGAAAATTGGATGAATCCTCCTGAAGAAATTCCACCTGTTCTAGTTACAGTCATTCTGTTGATAAACTTGTGGATACCTCTAGCAGGTTCAACAATAACGTCGATTATACCGAGGTTTTGATCGATAATAGCAGGAGTGTTATTAGAAGAGTCCATGATAGTTAAGTAGTTGTAGATACCTCCAACAGATCTTACACCTGTTAGATAGTTATCAACCAACGTTTTGATTTCAAGTCTTACTGAATCTTCATTAAAGTCGAAGACATAGTTACCAAGAATTTCTTCTATAGCACTTTCGATAGTGATCAGAAGATCTCTAACGTGTAAGTTATTGAAAGCAGAGTTAGTTCTTTGGTAGCTAGTTTGGTTACCGTAAATTACCACGCCAATTCCTCTCTTTCTGATGATAGGGTTTAGACCAAATGGTTCTAAGAATTCTCTATCTTGTAGATCGAAATCGTATTCTAAACCTACTAGGTTGCCTGCAGAGATAATACCTCTTTTAACACCTGCTACGATAGAGTAAGGTTCTCCTGTTATAAACTTACGGATAAAGTTATTTGAAACGTAAGCTGCAGGTGGAACGTTTAAGTTCTTGCCATTATCTCTGATCGTTAAGAACGGAGAGAAAAATCCTGAGAACTTAGCTCCTAGATCCTCATCAGGAAGCGAGAATGTGAAAGAAGGATTAAGACTTAAGTTACCGCCATCAGCAATATATCTAGCTTGTAAAATTGGAGCTGGATCAGTTGCTGTTGGAGCAGAAGTAAATCTTGGATCTATAGACTCCTGGAATTTTTTAATAGAAGGAGCATTACAGATAGCCATACATTTCTGTCTGTTCTTAGCAAGCCTTGTGAGCTGGTATTTGCAGTTTGGCTGAATACCTCCGTCGAATGTGTCAACCACATATCTGAAGGTGATAATGTCGGTGTCTGCAAGGGTTCTTCCTATGTTGGTTGTTTCTAAAACGTCCAAGATCTGATTTAATCTTGTATCGGTTCCGTTTGGTTTAGAAGCGTCCTTAATATCTGCACCTGGCAAATAACTAAAGTTGAAAGAAGTGACAAATTCTTGGATATTTTTAAATTTCCAAACTCTTGTTGTTACTCCAGGATAAAGCTTAATAGGTCTTTCAGTTTTAACCTGGATGGTGTAAACACCTGGTGAATTTGCTGATGCTACAGTTTTAACCTCTAAAACTCTAGTTAATCTTGATTGTAAATTTTCAACCAGAGGATTGTCATAGATTTGAAGGTCTGTTGAAACAAGTAGATCGCCAACTTTGATACCTGTAGAATTAGCTTCGGCTACCGTGAGTTCCACGACGTTTGGTGCTAATTGTGTGACAATATTTACATAATCTGAAATGTTACCCAATGTGGAAACAATGTTGAAAGATTCACCAGAAGTTAGGTTTGTTCCTATTGGTAAAGAACTGACGAAAGTTGTATCATAGTTAGCAATCACCTCAGGAGTAGTAAATGTGTCGTCCTGGAATGCTCTACAAACTAAGATGTTGTATCCGTCTCTGTCAACGTTAACCTCGAATTTTAGGTACTGAAGAAGAGTTCCTGTATCATCTAACCAATCTAGGTCTCCGTCCCCGATGTTTCCTGCGATCCAATCCCTGTACATAGCAGAGTTTTCGTATGCTAAATAGGAGTCATTACCTACTGGGATATCAGGGGAGAAGAAAACGTTATCTCTATCAAAATAATCTGGATTACCTACTTGGTAAGCATCAACTGTACTCTTGTTTGTCTCGTACCATGGTTGAACATAAGTTGTAGAAGGACTAGAAGAGATAAGTGGGTGTGAAAGTAAAAATCTAAGCTGTTGTCTATAACCAACAGGTAGAGAGTTATTAGTAATATATTTCGCTTCAGAAATTTTTAATTTTACTAAGTCTCCTTCGTAAAATCCTAGATATCCTGGAGTTGGAAGGTTAGAAGTCACTTTTCCTAAAATCCATCTGTCTGCAGGAGAAGTAGGAGATACACTAGTAAACGACTCTAATGTTTGTAGCTGAGTAGAATATAGTGTTGGATTTGTAAATTCTGTTTGCAAGAAAATTAATCCGCTGTCTCTCGAAGACGAGTTATAAGTAGCAAAATCGGAAACAGGAATTCCAGAATCCCCTGTTGCGTTATAGATACTGTCTATTAAAAGAGTACCTGTTTCTGGTAAAATGTCTAATCCTGTGTTAGGAGAAACTCCAGTGTCCGTAATATCCGTTCCTGCAGTTGCACCGTCTACGTTTCTGAAATAAGTGTAATCTGCGAAAAGATTTTGTGAATAAGAAAGGAAATCAAGAGATTTAGGAGTTGATGTTATGTCAGAATCTGGTGATCCAATTTCGTCTACTAAATGGTGACCAACCAAATCAACTACGCTGGAGTTGTTTAGAAGATCGTCTAAGGCTTCTTCATTAACTGCACAAAAAATTCCTGTAGTAGGAGTTTGGTTGTTGATTAGTGTTTGTACGTATCTTAAAGTTCCGTTTTGATCGATAAAGTTAGGAATCAAAGTACCGGTTACTGTTAAAGAAATATTAACACCATTTAGTGCTAAGAAATTATCAATTTGTGATTTAATTAGACCTTTAGAGGTGAAATATGGGCTATAGACTGGATCGTTTGCTAAAGCTTGATAATCTGTCCAGTTACCAGTTACGACGATAACATCAATAAACCAATCTGAAAGGTAATCATATTGGTTCATAAAAGAAGGCACATTATCTGGACCAAAGTATTCTCTGGCGGTAATGTCAAATCCCCTTAAAGGAAATCTAGAATCTAGTGATTTTCTCACTATAACAGAAACAGGAGCTTGTCCTAGATTTACTATGCTAAATAATTTTCTAGAATCTGGTTGAGCACCGGATGTGTCTTCGGTGGCCAAAAGGTAATCTGTATCAGGAAACCAAAATTTTTCCTTGTTGTAATATGAGGAAAGAAGCTTGTCTTGTTTTGTTAAAGGGACTGAATATCCTCCTGTGGCGTTAGCCCCGTTTTGTTCTTCTGTGTCAACAGAAAAAGCTCTGTATCTTGCTACATCCGCACCGGCTGCAAAGTCAGGATCACCATTTTCATCTACTGTATTGTTAAGTAAACGAAGATTTAGTGCAAAGACTGGTCCAGTTGTTAAGCAGGTTTGAATAGATCTATGAAAGAAAGAGCCTTTCTTTTCTAGAGCCGAATCAATTCCACCAAAAACTGATTGAAATGTAGTTGTGTCTGGGCAATAAACCGGGGTGTTGAAAGGACCAATATTAGAATAACCAACCACTAGACGAATAGTCTGTGGATTAATGATAATGTTTTCTGATGCGTCAAACTCCAGCGTGTAAACCCCGGAAGCTTTAAATTGCGATAGATCAAGTTTAACCTTTTTTGCCATCTTTGAATTTTATTTATATATATCGAAGTATTTCACTTAATACTTCGGTTCTTTTTATCTATATATCATTTCTTTTCTAGGAATCGAGGAGACCGTTTAGAAATGTATAATTAGAAACGTCATTATTTTTCAGTGAACCGTTTTCAGAAGCTTCTTTTAATTTTTCCTCTATGGCTTTTTTAAATTTTTCAGGAATAATATCATAAACTTCGGAAACAGAATCTTCAAAATCTGTAGCATCAAAAACACAATTAAGATTAACCAGTGTCATAGCTATATCATCTTTTCCTATCTGACTGGTAAAGCTTCCCCCTGCTCCTTGTCCAAAATTGCTGAGTTCGTGTACCGTGTTTTTTTCGCATGGTATTATTTTATTAGATCTCGTGTGGATTTTTAGATCATAACAATATTTTTCTTTGTTTCTAACAGTTAGTTTTACTCCTGGTTTTAATCTGGTGGAAGCTTCGGAATGCCTGCTATAAACAAACATTTCTTCAAAAATTTCTTCGGAGTCGAGCAATTTGTCCATGAGCATCTCACCTTTGTAGTCTAACTCTAAGACAATTCTTATGTTTTCTGATCCAAGGACATGGACAATAAGGATTTCAAGAAAAACTTTTAATTCGTCTATAGGTATGGTGTTAGATCTAAACATTCCAATCTGTAAAAGACAGAAAAAGTCACCTTCGGATTCATAAAATTTCTTAGTCTGTATCACATTCATTGGCATAGGAGCAACCTTGAAAATATTAACCACCGAGTAGTCTCCTCCTCCCCCTCCTGCCGTATCTATACTAAGATAAAATTTTTGTATATCCTTTTCAAAAATTGAAGTGGGATCAAATTTAGGATGCCAAATTAAATTAGAATAATCTAAATAATTGTTTTCGAAAGACGAAAGCTCGTGATGTATAAAAGTTTGTTCGTTGGTTTTTAATTTTTTAAGAGTAAAAGAGTCTAATAGTAGCCTAGAAGAAGAAAGAAACTGGCACCCATACTCTTGATTAAAATCTTCTTCTGATCCAAGTGCAGCTATTTCTTTCCTTCTCCATTCTTCGTCTCTCCCTGGAATTTGCCACCATTCTACTCTAATAGGGTTAAAATCATTTTCCCCGTCTATAGCTCCTTTATAGATATCCCAGAATTTATTTAATCCGTTTGGTGTGGATGTGATAATAACTCTCGAGATCTGTGAAGATGATATAGTGGGATAAACTGATTTAAAGAAGCTATTGATAAAATTTGGATTAATGTGTGCAAACTCATCCATGTATAGCATGTGGATTGTATAACCGATAGAAGAAGTTTTTGTTGTGGTTTTTGCCATTATTCTACATCCGTTATCAAATTTCACCGTCATAACATTGAAGACTACAATACCGGGCTTAAGAAAAAATGGGAGACCTCTGACAATAACTTTGATTTTGTCCATCAATTCAGCAGCAGTGTCCCCTATGTTTGCCATAATCATGGCATTTTTCTCGAAATTAAATAGAAGATACCAAAGTAGGAAAATTGAGGAAGTAATTGTTTTTCCACTCTGGCGCGGTGACACAAAAACGTTTTTTCTGTGAAACTGATATTGGTTTAGAATCTGTATTTGGTAATCTCGAAGATGAATTTGTCTAATGCCATCATCGGTCATAACCTTACAATACTTGTTGGCAAAATAAACCACATCTCCTGCACATTTTTCAATTTCCTTTAATTCCTCTTCGGTATACTCAAAAATTATATTACCTCTTCTTAATTCTGGCTCGTTCTCGTGGAATGGGTTATCTACTTCTTTGTAATCTATACCCATGTCCTCTGCCATCCTTAGAAGGTTGTCCACTCTTTCTGTGGACCATATACTAGCCGATTCTTTTTCTTTTATGTCTGGCATAATTTTTAATTAAATAGGTCGTCGTCCATTTCTAATGTAACATCTTCACTTTCTTCTCCGTAGTTATCTCCTAGACCTTCCGAATCTTTTAACCTTGGATTAATTAAATCGTCTTCCGGATTCTCTTTAACTATTTCAGCATCTCTAACCATTGGACCATTTTTCATAAGAGATTGAAGGCCTTCCATCAGAGATTTAGTTCCCCTTACCTTTAATGCTTCTTGGTTTTCTGGTGTGTTTTTTAGTTGACCATTTTCATCAAACTCCAAAGGATTTCCCTTTTTGAGTTCTTCTCCTTCAGATTTAAGCTGTTTATAATTTTTCTCCATTTGACTCATATACTGAGAAAAATTCTTAGGCATTTGCATAATCTGGTTTTGCAACTGAGCAAGAACTTCAAAAAGTCTTGGTTCTATTCTACCAGTATCTATTTCTTCTATAAGCTTACTAATGGCGTGTTGTGCTGTTCTTATCTGAAAAGCCATTGTTGAAATACTAAGAGCGTCTATCTTTTGCCTAAATCTTATATAGTTGTCTTCCGGGAGATCTTCGGTTCCGTTATAAAACCTAGCCAAAGATTCTAAAATGGATCTAGCTTCAGTTTCTACCTCTGTTTTGACGTTATCAACGTTCATTATTCTGATATTCTTTATAGGAGCAATATCCGGGGTAGAAAGACCGGATAACATCTCTTCTGCTAAAACAATTCCATCGAGTTTATTTTTTAACGAGAGTTCTTGCTCTTTAGAAAGATTTGGTGTTTTTGGTTTTCTTCTTGGCATAAATTATCTGTTTCTTGCAACTAGGGGAAGTTTTAGTATAGGTTTAGCATTATCTATAATTATCGATAATTGTGCGTCTGCTATTATGTTTTGGTTAAGAACAGTGGACTGTTTTTCTTCCTCAATCATTTGTTTGAAAATCCTAAAGTTTGTTGCCCACAGGGGCGAGGTTTTTATTTTATATGAGTAATTGTTTGTTCCATAAAAAGGACTGTCATAGTCCGTTTCGATAACAGGAGGAATATTAAATGTATATACCTGAGTTGTGACTCCGTCTAAAGAATGGACTAAACTAAGTTCTGAAGTCTGTGCCATAGGATTCTCTGGATCGTATGTTAATCTCCACACTTTTAAAGAATATTGTCTATAGACATTGGAAAAATTAAATACAAACCCGTACCAGTCCTCTATAGCAGGTATAAATGAACCGATAGTACTAGGAATACCTGTCCCAAACGGAGAGTGTATTTCCAGATCGTTAATCCTGACTCTAAAACTTCCTGTTTGTATATAATCGTTAACTGCGGGACTAACCGTTGGGTTAGAACCAGACCAAATAAGGTCTATAGAAATACCCTGTCCGTTATAATATCCATCAAAAAGATTTCTTGCCTGTGCTTTTTGAGCTTTCCAAGAAGATGTTGAAACGGGAGCAGGAGCACCTTCATCAGACACCTTAAATCTAAAAGAATCTAAGACTTCTATGATTTTAAATCCACCGGATCTTACCCCGTCCGCTAAAATGGAAACGTATCCTTCTGGATTTGGCCCCATTCTAAATTTATGCGGTATAGGAGAAGTGCTATACACAATTTCACCAGTACCTATTGAATCTATAGTCAAAGGAAGTTTAGGTGCAGGTTTAGGAACCAATTTGCTTCTGTCTAAATAGTTTTGTAATCTAAACCAACAAGTAAATGACCTTTCTTCCGCAGCGGTTAGGGTTGGATCTGCTTTCCATCTTACAGCGTCTTTTTCCTCGTCCATTCTTGCAGGTGAGGAAGGATCAATTGTATTTGGATCATCAATAAAAGACCTATCCAGATCATAATAGCTGTTAAATACTATAGTCCAGTTGTTATTTAAGTCATATTCAATAATTGGAAGAGCCTTATTAATATATGATCTGGTTGGATCTTCAAATCTTCTCTGTGATGTAACAACATATTGCTGTGGCTTAGTCAGTTCTGTCTCTTGGTCCTTAACCTCCTCTCCGAAAAGTTCCTGTGTATTTACTGTGTAATCATGGAGAGCTGTTTCAGCAGCAGGATCCAGAAAAGAGGTATTCTTTTTAATCTCGTACTTAACCAACTGAATTTTGAAATAAACTGGATAATTATTAATGTCGCGATAAACGTACATAGAATCTATCTGGTAGATCCTATTAGTAATTGGAAAATAAATAATGTCTCTCTTCCTAGGTTGCGATGCTCTACCAAAAATTGATTCAAAATATTTTCTATCTATGTGGATTTCAAACGGTTGTTGGAAGTTTAATCCCCAACTGTCAAAATTAATTGCAGCATCAGGAAATTGGTTGTTAAGAACCATAACCTTTACACATTTTTCGTTTACCACATTAAAAAGTGTGTATTCTTTAAGAACTACGTCCTTTCCTCTTCCCTGTGGTTGTACTGAATAATAAACAACCTCGTGTCCAAACACCTCGTTTACAACCTTACTCATATCCTGATAGAGATTAATAGCCCTGTTCACTTCGTAAGGCCTAAATGTGAAATCACAATTAGAAAAAACAATAGGATAATTGGTTAGTTCTTTACTACATAAAGGAGCCGAAACTTGCATTAGATCTCTCGGATCAACAGTTTTGTAAGTTAAATCCAGTTCAAAATCTAAAAGAATTATAGGAGGACTTAATGGAGTTCCTGGTGGATAGTACGGACTTTCGTTTTCGTCTGAGCTAGCCGTCATTCTGATCTCAAGATAAAGGGGATTATCAGGAGATATAGGTAAAGCCTGGATAGCTGGCTCTGTTAGTGTGCTCCATAAAGACCAATTTGATCCGTTAACGCTCCATCTGTACTCCAAGAACAAGAAAACGCTTGGTGGATTTTCTCCACTTGTGTCTATGATCCATCCATTGAAACTTTCTACGTTTTTGAAAGGTTCAGACCAAGAAATTATCCTGTAATTCCCTATTGCTGTAAATTCTATTAAATCTTGCGCCATTTGGCTTTTATTTAGAATATATATCAGAAAAAAGAAATGGGAAAAAGAAAAATAGACATTAACAAGTTCAGCTTTGCACAATTATGTAGCAATAGCGACGGAAAAACGTCAGGAAGTGGAACAATGGGCATTCTTATTTGTACCATCGGATGCCTCACTTTTTTAATTGGGTGTGTAGATAAGATATTCTTCAGTAAAGATGTGGATATTTTAGTACAAACAATAATTTTTACTGGTATCGGTGCTGCACTTTTAGGGGTTAGAAAAGCTATCTCACCTGCTTATGTTAAGGAAGAAGAAATAGAAGCTTTGAACGAAGCTTCAGAAGGTCACACAGAAGGATGCACCTGTACTTGTTGTCCTCATTAATTTATTTTATATCCTTTTGGATGTCATAAACTCCAAGGCCCTGTATAATTGTACTGTTGTCTAGTGGAGCAGTTCCTATTTCAACATTTAGTCTAATCCCTCCTTGCATTAGATTTCCTCTAAATTTTTCTGTTGTCAGATCAAACTGTGGTAAATATGTTTCTAGCTCCATGCTAAATCCCAGAGTTATTGCTTCGCCTCTTTGGGTTCCGTACCCAAAAGAAAAGTTGTTTGGTGTTTTGTCCCCTGTACTATCTGCTAAGCTAACCTGTACTGGGACTCTTACGCCCTTATAATAAAAATAATAAACAAATCTTTTATAGAGAATTTCTAAAGTTGACTGTTGAACCTTAAAAGCATCTATAGTGGTATCAACTTTAATTTTGCAACTCATTGTGACTGAGATAGGAATAGGATTAAGATATGATGAATATGTAACCATTTCGCTTCCAATCTCATTTTCAACCTCTTTTGTATATGAACCCCTAACAAATTTTGTTGTTGCAGCACTAGTGTCTATTCTCGAAGCACTTATTTCAAGAATTCCTCTAGGGATCACATCGTAGTTTCCCTCAGCAAAAGCTGGTTTTCCGTCACAGTCCTCGTATGATAAATAAAAATCCTGGAGGAAAGGTTCATCACCTGCTAAAGAGTAAAAAAACGGAATATAAACTGTTCTTGGGATTCCGTCACTCCCCACCTGATCGTATGTAATGGTTTCGTTTAACTTGCTTAAAAGTCCTATTATAACACCGCGGAAGAAGACGTCATCCGTATTAAATTTTTCTAAGAAATTCATATTTTAGCTATATTTATAGGGGGTTTACTTCCGAGTTTATAAGGATCTTTGTCAAGATCTATAACCCTTACCTGTGATTGTAAATAGATTGGGATCTCATACATTTTAAATCTAAGGGGTTCCTTATCTTGGTTGATATAATCTGGATGTTGAAAATCCTCTGTTGAATAGGCCAGATCAGAAAGCTCCCTACATTCTATTAAAGGAGTGGGGGAAAAATAATTAGTTAGTTCCTTTATCCCCTTTTTTACAGTCACCGAAACTTTGAACTTGTAAACAAAATATTCTTTTTGGGGGATATCATCGACTAAAGAATCCGGTTTTACAACCAAAAAATAATTAAATCTAGGTTCTAGGTTTCTAATTGTGGTTGTACCCGCTGGAAAATTTTCTGCCATGATTTATATATCTGACGTGACGCTAGGCTATCTTTTCGAATTGTAAATCTGAAAAGTTGTTTTTCTTAGATATTTCTATCTTATAATCAAATATTTCAGTAGGCATAGGTGCATGATTAATTACAAAGACATTCATGTGTAACTCATCACACATTTTTCTGAGTGTTGTTAATATGCTATGTACCCCATCAGGATCTACCGAACTAAAAATCTCATCAAGAAAAAGAATATTAATCGACGAAAACCTTATCTTCATTAATTTAATGATTGCAATCAGAACAGCAAAATCAACTTTTTTCATTTCTCCTGTGGAAAGGGTATGTGTTGATATCTCTTCTCCAAGATGGAAGATCTGTGAATTAAACTCTTCGTTAAATACCACTTTATAAGGCAAATGCAGCGATAAAAGTGTGTTGAGTATCTCTCTATTAAGGGAAGGCAAAATAGATTTAATAGCGAGCTGTTTAACGCCTTTCTCGCTTAAGACCTCGTCTATTGTCTTGAGCCAATCGTTCTTTTCCTCCCATTTGTATTTTTGAGAATTATGAACCTCCAGTTCCTGTGAAGATGAAGATAGGAGTTTTTTTATGGATTTAACCTGTTCGTTGTTATTTGAGGTCTTTAAGGTTTTAAGTTTTTCCTGGAGACTTTTTATAGTGTTTTCTATTTTACCACCTTTAGAAAAAAGATCATTTTTTTCAATAGAAACTCTTTCTTGTAATTTTTTTGCTTCCTCGTAATCTTTTTTTAATTTCTCGTTGCCTGTCGAGATAGAAATTCTTTGTTCAGATAGATTATCAAAAATAGATTTATGGAAATCTGAAGAGAAATCGGAAGAACATGTTGGGCATTTTTCGTTGTTGTAAAGGGAAAGCTTTCTGTCTATTTCTTTCAATGTACTAACCCCCTCTGAATAGATTTGATATGCTTTATTCACTCCATCTTGAACACTTTTTTCTTTTGTTTTGAAAGACTTAAGTTTTTCTATATGAAGTTTTAAAAGCTCTTTATAGTTTTCTAAAGTCTGTTCTGTTTCTTCTGTTTCCTGTCCAGCATTTTCCACCAATTTTTTTTGTAGTTCCTCTAATTCTCTCTGTGAATTGGATATAGATTTACCAGTTGCTAGAATTTCCCCTGTTAATCGTTCAACATGAGACTTGACAGCTTTCGATTCTTCTTTGAGAATATCCCTCATCTCATTCAAGATGTAAAATCCAAAAATTTTATCTATGATCTGTTTTTTATCACTGGAAGACATTTTCAAAAAACTTTTGAAATCGTTGACGGAAAGGGAAATAGTGTTGTTAAAAACATAATAAGGGATCTTTAAAATGTCTTCTGTAATTACATCCTGTACATTCTTTTGTCCTGCCCTATCATAATGTTTTCCGTCGATGTAGAGATCGAATACTGAGGGATCTAATCCTCTTTCAATCTCATAAACTTTTCCATTTTGTTCTAGAGTAATCCTCATCCATGCTGATCCGTTAGATCTGTTTGGGATATCCTTTAGCTTTTTGTTTTCTAATTTTCCGTAGAGACCAAAAGTGATTACGTCAGAAATAGTAGAGTTATGAGAGAGAATTCCGTTTCCGTAATAATTATGTGATTCTCTCACTTCTATATCATATAAATCGATTCTATCTTTTGATAGCTCCATATTTGATATCTTGTGGTATCCTTCATTCGTTAGGATTTGATCACCTAATTTAAGATCCTTACACTTAATCCATTCTTTCGAGAATAGTAAATGATCTGGCGAACATTTGCATTCCATTCCGTTTTCGAGTTTAATTGTGTAGTAAAGCGAATCTGGCGCTGTTATTGCGGAATTATCCACATTAAACCATCCATCCTTTCCCTCTATTAGAAGATTTCCCATTTCTTCTGGATATTCAGAAAAAAAATCATGTAGATTCTTAATTGTTATTTCTACTTCCTTCTCTAAAGGTGACAATGGTTCTAGCAAATATTTTTTGATTTTATTCCTAAATTCTGGACTATCCGGAATTTTTATTATTATCCTGGTGTCGGGGGAAAAACATTTACCAGCCCCATTTTCTCCAAAAACCTGGATTAAACCCGCTTTATCAGAGAGTTCTATACTTTGTAATTTGTTCCCATAGGAGGAAACATTCCTCCATTCAATCTTCTTGATCTTCATGAGCTTCTTCTTTTTCCCTTGAGACTTTTTCCAAAAGTTTTTCTATTGCTTTATAAAGCTTTGTTTTCTTCTCTCCCTCGAAGTTTTTATTGTCCAGATAAATTTTTGTTAGATCAAGAATGGAGAAATTCTTTCCCTCTAGGTCATGAAATACCTCATCTAGGATATCTTGGTCTGGCGTGGAAACGGGAGTAAAAGAAATTTTTAATGGTTGTTCCACATAATCAACAAGCAGACCTAATGGCACTTTAACAGCAATCTGCGGATCTATCAATACATCGACAAAGTTGTTTTTAAGAACCGGGTTCAAATCTGATGGTGTTGAGTTTAGAACATGTTCAAAGGTTAATCTCACAAATCTTGGTGAAATTTTATTTTCAAAAAATGATTCGTCTCCTGTTTCCAGATCTAAAACAGTAATACCTTTAAGGTTATCTGTGTCCGATCTAGTTAATTGATAGGGAGATCCTAACATTCTTATTTTTCCAAAATTTTGTGAATAATGGATGTGACCTGAATAAACTCTTTCAAATTTACTAAGCTCATCATAATTTAAACCCCCGTCTATCCTAACGAACTTATTAAACAGTAGACCTTTCATGTCTGTGTGACAAAAAAGGTAATCATGTTCAGTGGCGCACGAAAGAAGTTCTCTTTCCGTTTGGTGATCCTTTCTCCATGGCATCAAAAATATTTTCCTCCTGCCTAATTTTATAGATTCTGGTTCTTCAAAAATATTTACCCCGGGTATCCATTTTAAAGATTTTAATGAATTTATTTCGTTACTAGCGCGTCCAAATATGTCATGATTTCCACAGATAATAAAAATACCATCTTTAAATATCTTGGAAAGGTCCTCAAATATTTCGATCCCTAAATTCAAAACTCTAAGATTTAAAGATTGCCTAGAATCGTAGACATCTCCCAAATGAACTAAGACATCACCGGGCTGATAGATTTTTTTACAGAGTGGGATAAACCAATTCTTAAAATAGCTTTCGTGTATCTCTATCCATTCAGTAGAATTGTTCCTAACCCCCAGATGAGTGTCAGTTATGAATATGATTCTTTTTGCCTGTGGTAAATTAATCATCAAAAAATCTTTTTAATTCCTTTTTTTTCTAATATCCCAAATTTTATATCCATCTCCTGGACTATAATTTCTTTATATTTCATATGGACAGATTCATAGGCCTTTTGATAGTTTATAGCAGTATAATCACAAATGCCTACAAATTTTTCTACCATTGTAAACTCTGTTCCTTCTAGTTCTTTTAATATGTCCTGAAAAATAAGAGGAATCAAATCTTTTGGTATTTTCTTGCTTGGATTTAGTATTGTCCATCTAGAAGACATAAAAATTTCATCTATCTTATCGTTGAGCCTATTTAGATGTATACTTTCCTCGCTGTCGTAAGAAGTTCTTGAGTGTATAGATCTATAATCTATCATACTGTCAAATTCATAAATTTCATCCCCACCAAATCCTTCTTCTGCGTTCTCTAAATTTAGATCGTCATTTTCCGCGGTGTTTTTTTCATCTTCAATTAACTTTTTTTGTTTTGTCATTGATCGTTTATTATTTGGCTGGTGGGATCTTCAGAAATCCTCATGTAATTATAGTCAACTAAAAACTTCCTATACGAGTTTTTGTAACCTTCGTCTCTGTTAGCCAGTAGCTTTAATTTATATTCGTTTGAAGTATACATTAAAGGGTCTTGGATAATACCAAACATACCATCGACTGTTGCAACCAAACCGGAAGATTCTGATGCTGAATTCATACTTAAATCCGTTGCATCAAA